CATCGTTTGACATGTCTGCCGTTGGTGTCTCACCTTCAGCCAGTACCCCTAGCAATCGCAATGCTCGGTTGATTTGATTGCCAGCGGTGTACGTTGCCATGTCAGACTCCTTCGGTTGCACCCTCGACGGCTTCGATTCGACGGGTGTATTTGCGCTTTGCCCCCAATACGTTCACAGGGGCCGCATCTTCGATGTTCGAAGGCGCATCTGGATTGTAGCGTGTCCAGCCATTTGCTTCATCAGCTTCGGCTTCCAGTTCCATTGTGGCAACTTTAGCACCGTGAATTGGGTGTTTGAGGTAAATGTTCATGGATAAAAACGGGGTCCGAAGACCCCGCTTAATTAGGCTGTGATGCCAAGGTTTTTCAACGCAACGCGCAAAGCGTTGATTGCGGTAGCCAACTCAGTACCGCTGGCGGTATTGGTGACTGCTGTGATAGCGGCAGCTTGAGTTACTGGAGTTGTGCCGTAGAAACCTACGGTGCCACCAGATGCACCCAAAATTGCGCCATCCAGTTGCGGGTCTTCGTATGCAACGCCGACTGGTTTGGTGTTAGTAGCCATGATCGTTCCTTTAAAAACGGGGGCCGAAGCCCCCATTTAAGTTTAGGAGATGCGGTATGCAGTCCAAGTACCATCGCCGGTTTTACGGGCGCGGAAGTGAGCGGAAGTGCTCAGGGCAACAGCGGCAGCGCCAACGATTGTCCAACCAGTACCAACAGCCAGCGTAACAGCGTCTGCACCGTCAGTATTGACGATGAAGAAGTCGAATGCTGCGTTCACTTTGCTGGCGCTGGAAATGCCAGCTTCCAAGTCAGCAACTGTAGGCAAAGTCAAGTTGCCAGCAGTGCCGTTGAACGTGAACAAACCATTTGCCAACTGAGCCGCAGTAGCGGTAGCGGCAGCAGTCAACGCTGTAGGAGCGCCTTGAACAGTCAGTTGCGCTTCGCCGGTATTACCGTCGCCGAGTTGATAACCACCTGCACCATTAGGGAGAGCCATGATAATTTCCTTTCAATTTTGATACGAAAAACGGGGCCGAAGCCCCATTTGATTAACCCCAGATACGGCAACCCATCTGTGGACGGATTGTGCTGAAGCCGTACAGAACGTCAATACGGCAAGGCAGGCGGTCGTTGTTGATGTCGTACTGACGCACAACACGCAAGCTGATACCGTTGTGAACGGCACGAGCAGCCATGTCAACGCCTTGTGGCAGCAACAGGTCGGCAGTTGCGAAGGTGATCGCATCTTTGTGGTACACCAAGTTCTGTGCGTACTGACTGGATGCGGCACCAACGAACACGACTGCCTTGTTGTTGGCAGGCAACGAAGTCATGGTAGCCAGAGCGTGAGTGGCCGAGTACATCGGAGCAACGGTCACAGTGGCAGTTGTGGTGGTTGTCGAAGAAGCCAAGGCCACGAACTGGAACAGCGAACCAGTGGACTCACGAGTCTGTGGGTTCACAGCGTAGCAATCAGCGATAGTGAACACGTCACCAACAGCGATTGTTTCACCAGAAGCAACAGTCAGCGTCAGTGTGCTTGCGCCTTCAGAAGTCACAGCAGCGCCAGTCACGGTGCCAGTAGCGGCGCGTGTACCAGTGGTGTGCTGCTTGATCGACTGAGACATGTTGATTTCTTCAAAACCCAACACGCCAGTACCCATCATGCCGTTCTTGAACTGCTTGCTGATAGTGTCGGTGGGGTTGAACAAACCTTTCATGCCTTCAACCAGACCAGCGTTAGCGGCAGGGTTGACGGTGGCGTAACGTGGGGACATTACAGCAGCGTTCTCGTTCAGCTTCTGCTGGGCTTGCAACAAGACCAAAGAAGTGCCGGGAGTGGTGCCGGGTGTACCAACGGAGTTGCCGATGGTTTTGTATGCGTTGGCAACGTCAGCGTCAATGCTGGAGGCCAACTGGCTGATACGTGGCTTCAAGACACGCTCTGCGAAGTCGTCCAACTGCATGGTCAATTCAGCGGATGTGAAGTTGACACCAATGTGCTTTTGGTTTGCCACAGTCAAAGTGGTGAACTGTTCGTTGTCGTCCTGAACTTGCAGGGCGGCACCGTCAGTGACCAGAGCGCGGTCGGGCAAACGGATACGCAGTGTAGAACCGATCTTGGCACCTTCAACAGCGAAGCTGTCGTCGTACTGGCGGTTCACGTTGCGGGTCAATACAAGGTTGTTCTCCAGAATTTCCAGAGCCTTGCGGGTGATCATGTCGATCGTCAGGATACTGTTAGACATTTAAAGTCCTTTCAAAAAAATTTAGCGGAGTCGCTGCGCTTCAGCTTTACGAATCTGGCGATTGCGTTCGGCTTCGATCCATTCCGAGGTGCTCATGGTTTTGATTGACCGTGGGTCAGTCGTGTCATGACTCGGGCTTCCCGAAGACCGCGCAGTCACTGGACTGATCGGCGATGGCGCAGAGGTTGTTTTCTTCACCGGAGGATTATCAGACAATTTGACTTCAATCTTTCCGATTTCTCGTGCCTGCATCAAAGGCGACAAACGGGCGATGCGATCAGCCTCTTTTGGATTCGTCCCAAGCCAATAGGCGAGGTCGGGTCCAATGTCAGAATGCTGGATTGTCTCGGCCATGACATCGGTGATTCGCAGCTTCGGGTTGTACACAACGTCTTCAAAGTCGTCGTACTTGTCCCGTGCTTTTTCTTCACGTTCGCTATATGCTTCAACAATGACAGCTTGCTCTTTTTGGCGATCCCGCTGGGCCAACAATTCTTCGGCTTTTCTGAGTGCCAGTGCTTCTGCATAGGCGTCAGGGCTGTCGAAATTGTCGATTGATGGGATTTCCTTGGGAGCAACTGGCGCGGCTTGCTGTGCTTGCCGTGCGGCTTGTTCACGTTCCCATTTGCGCTGTTCTCTTGCGAGGCGCTTGCCGATGGCAGCATCGAGTTCTTCTTGCGTGAATGTTTTCGACGCAGACGAGTCGGGCTGATTTTCAGCTACTTCCGGCGAAGGTGCAGCAGTTTCAGGTGTGGCCGTCACATCCTGCACTGGCGCGGAGTCTACTTCCGCTAGGTTTTGGACTTCTTCAGTCATCAATGAATCCTTGGATTCCCCGGTGAACCTCGCCGGTACGGTGGTTGATTACAGCATTCGAGTAATGACGCGCTGACCGGCTGTGAGGCCGGTAGCAAACGTGATACTTGTCGTGCTGGTTTCAGTATAGTCTACGTTGAACTCTTTGAGAACACCATTGACGAAAACCATCAGGTAGCCGCCAAGGCCATACTCGGCCACGGTGAACACAGTCTGACCGGCTGCGGCCACGACTACGGGGTTTTGAACGCCTTGACTGGTGTTGACACCAGCAGCCGTCCAGATCAAGTTGTCCAACGAATCTTTGAGCACCAGCGTGTAGCGCGATGGACCAAACCAGACACTGGCTTCACCACGCGAATCCAGAATAACGGGATTGGTGTTTGCAGTATTTCCAGTGCTGTCAGTGTATGTTGCCAAAGGCACGGTGGTGCCGCTGGCGTAAGTGAACAGTTTTCCACCAACCAAAGGAACACCCGCAGCCGTGAAAAACTGTACTTTTGGTGAGGGGCTTAATGTAACGGCCATACTATTTCCTTTTTGCTGGACTTATCCTACGCTGTACAAAGAGTTTTTACGCTTTGGGTCGATGCGCCGTGCCAGTTCTTCGGCGTAGTATTGCATACCCCAAGGACCGTTAATTCGAGCGTCATATTTTTCGGGCGGCACAAACATCTTGTTAGTATCCTCAAAACGCCCTTCTTTAATCCGATCCACCCAAACGATAAAGTCTGGTTTAAATGCGTTGCGGGCTTCCGGTGTGGGGCACACAAAATCCGCAATTACATACGCGCCGTGACGGCTGGCAATGTCGCACAAAACGCCCATGCGCCGTGCTTGCTCCATTCGGTCAGCTACGCTAAAACCAAGGTCTTTGTTAATTTCTTTGCGAACTTCATCGGCGTTAAAGTGAACGCACTGTAGCTCCCGCGCAAGAGCAACAGCCAATGTAGTTTTGCCTGAACCGGGCAGACCCATGATTAGAATTTTCATTACTTGACTTTGTACAGAGTCTTGACCGCAAAATCCGGTGCAGGTGTACGCCAGAAATCTTTACCTGCG